GCGCGGACATCGTGTGGATTGAGGAAGCAAGGACCATCAAGGGTCGTTCGATGGAAGTTCTTCTTCCAACGATTCGTAATGAAGGATCGGAGCTGATCTGGACCTGGAACCCAGAGCTTCAGACCGACCCAGTTGACTTTTACTTTCGCGGCACCGGTGCCCGCCCGGGTACCTGGAGCCCACCGCCCCGTTCTATCGTTACCTTTGTCGACTATCACGACAACCCATTTTTCTATCAGACTGAGCTGCCGCATGAGATGGAAACGCTCAAGCGCGGCAACCCCGCCCGCTATCGGCACGTCTGGCTGGGTGAGTATGATACCAAGCATGAGTCTAAGGTCTTTACCAACGTGCGTATCGCGCGCTTGGACACTGGCGGCGCACCGCCCCGCTACGGCATGGACTTTGGTTTCGGCACGGACCCCAGTTTCATCGTCAAGGTCTACGTTAGCGAGCGCCGCCGCCAGGTTTACGTCGCGGCGGAGGCTATGGGCCGGGTGACCATGGATGAGCTACCCACCCTGGCGCGCAGCGTTATCGAGAATGAGAACGACCAGATTCGCGCCGACTCCAGCCAGCCCGGGACGATTGAGTTCATGATGGCGCGCGGCTTGAATATGGTGGCGGCCAAGAAAGGTCACGGTTCTGTCAAGTCAGGGATCAACTGGCTTCAGGGATATGAGATCGTGATTGACCCGTCCTGCGAGGCTATGCGTGAGGAAGCGCGGCTTTACAGTTGGATGACGGATCGAGTGACCGGGCATATCCTTTCGACCCCGGTCGACGCCAATAACCACGGCTGGGATGCGGTTCGTTACTCCATCGAAGATTTATCCTTGATGGGCTTAACGGATGACGAGGACGGTATCGACCCGAACGATGGTGTGATACACCTACGGTGGTAGCTATGGCAATGACAACGTGTCCTGATTGCGCCGGTACCGGCGATTGTACCGAATGTGGCGGGACGGGAAAGGTGGGCGGAGCGACTTGTCCCGAGTGCGACGGTACTGGTAAATGCGCCGAGTGCGACGGTGAGGGCGAGATGGAGGAAGAGGAGGAGGGTGAGGGCAACGTGAATGTGGTCGTGGTTGTGAATGAGGCTCGCAACCTGGCGCGTAAAAGGTTCACGTCTCATGAGGCTCGCAGCCTTAGGTACAAGTCTCTTGAGGCTAGGGGTCAAGTTCGTAGGAGGTAGGACATGGCCAAGCTTAGCTCAAAGCGCCGTAAGCGGCTACCCAAGTCCAGTTTTGCTATTCCCAGTAAGCGTGCCTATCCAATCCATGACCGGGCGCATGCCTCGAATGCCTTGGCACGGGTATCCCAGCACGGCACTCCAAGCCAGAAGCGCACGGTGCGGGCCAAAGTCTGTTCGCGTTACCCGTCGCTACCGAGCTGCAAGTGAAGCGGCTTCAGGTTGTGTTGCGCGAGGCCGCGCTAGAGCCTCATTTGTTTGACTGTCCGGCACATCATTACCTTTGTACGTGCGGGCACGACGAGAAGATTAATAAGCTGTTACGTCAAGCAGCCAATCGTATCGAGGAACTTGAAGAAAAGGACATGTAACATGGGATGTGGTTGTGGTAAGAGTAGCTACGCGCCGCGTCGATCTTCGATGGTAGTGTCGCGGTCGAGTCATGAGCCTGCGTCGCGTCCCCCGGCGCGCACGATGAATCCGCCGCCCGCGCCGTCCATGACTAGCCGCACGCCCCCTCATATCGTTCAGAGTGCGGCGCTGGCCGCTCGGCGTACAACTCTGCGGCGTCAGGTCTAGTTATGGGCTGGATGGACTTCCTGCGCAAGGCGAAGCCGGTACGTCCAGAGAGTGACGAACCGGATTCCCCGATGTATGTTGGGGGTCAGCCGGTACGTCTGCTTTCATCTACGGCGATTATGTCGGCCGAGACGGCTGTGCGCCGGGTGCCCCAGCTGTTTCGTATTACGAACTTTGTCGCCAGCGCCGTTCAGTCTGTTCCATGGTACTGCGAGGAGGATTCGGACCTGCTCAAGTCTGAGCGGGCCGCCCCTACCGCGATTAAGCCGATCAACAATCTATTGAAGTCCCCCAACGATACCTTCACCAGTCAGCAGTTCCAGTACTGGTTGACGCTCAATCTTCTCTTGTACTCGCGGGTTCATTTCAAGGTAGGCATGGGGTCGACCGGCCCGAATGGTTTGTACCCGCTAGCCGCCAAGTACGTTTCGGGCGTGTTGAATAATCGGGGTACGATTGAAGCTTATGAATATGGGCAGGGGGACAGCAAGGTCACGTTGCCGACGCGACGCACGGCAGAGCGCCGGGGTGGAGCATCAGCCTATGCGGCGGAGATTAGTTTCCCGTCGATTTCGGGACTGATCGAGTATCAAAAGATGCCCGCCGCGATTGAGAGTTTATCCCATCCATTGCTTATCATTACTGCGCTGATGCAACGTGCCCTGGATACCGCATCGGGTCACCCCAACGTCAAGTATGTGATCACGGCTGAAAAGACCTTGACGCGGGCGCAACGCGCTGCGCTGGAGCGTCATCTGGCCGACGCGGGGCCACAGGATGAATACAGTGGTACGATTCTATTTCTGTACAATACCTCGGTCCAGGTTCACACGCTTGATAATCATCTGGGTGATATCCATTCTAAAATTCCAATGGACGATATGACGCGCCAGATCGCGGGCGTGTTTGGTGTTCCTATCGCGCTGCTAGGGCTGGGTAGCTCGGATGCGGCGAAGTATTCAAGCAATTATAATGAGTCGCGTCTGAGTTTCTGGCAGGACACGATTGTGCCCAGCTATCTCACGCCAATCGCGGCGGGTATGACGGCGGCGATCTGCCCGCCGGGAGCTAAGATCAACTTTGATCTGGATCAGGTGCCAGCTCTGTGGGAGGGGCGCGCCAATCTGGGCGTGAAGTTGACTAAGACCAACTTCATCACTACGACAGAGAAGCGCTCTATTCTAGGGTTTGGACCGGATAAGAGCCTGCCTGAGCTTATTCCTATTTCAGGCACTCTAGAGCCTTCCGACGCTACCGACACTACTGAACCCACTGACACTACTGATACCACAGATAAGGTCGTGTCTATACACGGGAGGCCATAATGGCAAGGCGTGATGACTATAAGGCCGGGGATCGAATCGAACTTGACATGGGGTTCAAGGCGGATGTGGTAGACGCCGATATTCCGGATGGATTCATCAAGGGGATTGCTTCGGCCGCCTCCACCGATGCTTACGGGCACAAGGTGCTGGCGGGGGCGTTCGATGATTCAATTAAGATCAAGGGTCTGAACGGCCCTACGGGGGTCAAACTCCTCGCATTTCACGATTGGTCGAAGCCAGCGGGGGTGATTAAGCAGCTTCAGACCGTCGACGGGAAACTGCGCATCGAGGCGCAACTTTCCCTCAAGGCCCAGTACGTGCGTGACCTGTACGAGGTTACCAAGGATATCGGCGGCCTGAACTTCAGTGTGGGCTTTATGCTCCAGGAGTTCGATTTTGTCGATGACGAGGATATGGACAAACACGATAATGCCTGGCTAGTGATTAAGAAGGGCGAATTGATGGAGGTTTCCGTCGTGCCCTTCCCGGCCCAGGCAGAGGCTCAGATGACGTTCGTGAAAAGCGAACCCCCCAATACTGTTGCAGAGTTCGAACGGGCGCTGGTCGCTCAAGGGCTTTGCAAGAGTAGGTCAGAGGCGCATAAGGTCACTCTTGCAGTGAAGGGTTCTGCGCACCTGTTCCAAGGGAAGGTTTCACCTTCGGTGGAGCCTCCTATCGTTACTCCGCATCCCCTGCTGGATGTGTCCCGTCTAGCGCCTGTGGCGGAACTCATTGCCAAGGCGAAAGCGACGCTTAGTGGCTCCCGGTGAGCTTAACGGCGCGCACCACACTCTAGAAGGAAGACAAAATATGTCGACCATAAAGGCGCATGCCCGGGCCGCGAAGCAGGGCATCTATCAGGGCGCGTACCTCAAAAAGGAAGCCCCAACCGATGCCAAGGCAGCGGAAGCTGCTTTGGAGATGCTGACCAAGGAGCTGGGTGATATTACTTCGCTGCTTGAAAAGTCCAAGACGGACAGCGAGAAGCAGTACACCGAGCTGACCAACCATTTCGGCGGCGTCAAGGCGGAGAATGAGGAGCTGAAGAAGGAGGTCCTCAAGCACACGACCGAGTACGCCGAGATGATCGCCAAGCAGCAGCAGCTGCAGCAGATGGTCGATCTGATCAAGAAAGAGATGGACGTGCCCCTGTTCAAGGGCGGGTCTGATCTGGCGGAGCACGACCGCAAGTCGGCGGTGGAACTCCAGCGCCGTATCTTCCTTCACAAGGGCGGCAACAACTTTGAGTTCAAGGCCGACATGGACAACCTGGTGGACTGTTCCGTCTACCGCGAGGTTGTGCGCAAGATGATGATCGTCGGCATCGAGCAGAAGGCCAAGGTCGTGCGGGCGTTTAACGATTCCGAGAAAAAGGTGTATGAACTTGCCGGTCTGGATTCCGGTATGTTCTCGCCGGAAATGCTCGGCATTGAGATTGATTGCACCGTGTTGTGCGCCGAAATGCTCGATCTGTACGGCGCGGCTACCGTGGGCAAGTCGACCTTCATGTATCCGCAGGTCATGGACTACGGCGCCATCGGCAAGTACGACTGCGACGCCAAGTGCGACGCCGAATACGGGCCGGAAGGCAACGTGGTGTTCAAGAGCGGCACGGTATCGGATTTCCGGGGCGTGTTCTGCCTTCATCGGCGCACTCTCCAGGAAGCCAACTATGATCTCCTGGACTTCATGTACCGCGCGGCGGCACGCTCTCACCGTATCAACCGCAACCGCGCGTTGATCAACGGCGATGGCCTTAATGAACCGCAGGGCTGGGTTACGGCGAACTGCTTCCCGAAAATGAAGAGCGCCGGCACGCTCTTTACTCACCAGGACTGGCGGATGTTCTTCACTTCCGTCCCGGTGGAGTGGGGACCCGTGACGGCTGTGATGCACCAGAACACGTTCTCCTATCTGGCGTCGCAGCTTGACCAGGTGGGGCGGTTCATCTTCGGTGACGGTTTGATGACCTATAACCCGAACGACGTGCGCGAGTCATTGCGCATTTCGAACTGTCTGCCTGACCCGACCGAGGGTCTGACTCGGGGTACGACGGCTAACCCGTTCGTGACCGGCGCTTTCATCTCCGCTGCGGGGAATTGGAAGACTGCTTACTACGCAGTGAGCAAGCGCCCGCTCTGGATTGAGCAGTGGGAAGGCCAGAGTTCGGCCTGGTGCGTCAAGTACCAGTTCGGCGCAGAGGACGGCGGTTTTGTCGGCTGCTGCCCGGCTGTTCACATCCTCAGCGTTGGCCCCTGATACCCCTATCTCAACAAGAGGAAAACCGTCATGTTTATAAACTATGGACTGCAGAACCTGGGTGTCACGGCATATGCCGCTGCCGCCGTTGCTTCTGTTCCTGTTGATATTCGCGGCTACATCGGTTTCTCGTTCACCGCGAATGTGATCACCGACATCGTTACGGATGCGGTATTCAACATCCAGGCGGCTCCGCCTGATGTGGTGGACCCGTGTCTGCCGGGAACGTTGGTTGACGTTCCTGAAGTTCCGATCTGCGATCTTCCGGCGCAGCCTGCGGCTCAGTCGACCTTCCTCATTCCTGCCGGTACCCCGGCGGGTTCGCGGTGTTCGATCTTCATGCCGTGCAAGCCGGATGCGTTCGTTGCCGTATTGCCGGTGTCCGGCGATACTGCGAACGTTGAGATCGTCGTTGGACTGCACGGCCCGAAGTAACGATGAGGGTACCGGCAGGACGTCGCTTGAGAGTTGGGCCAGGAGATGCTGTTATTCTCCTGGCCCGTCTACCCAATCCATCGGCTCTGGGGCGGCTTTATGTATTTGCCCGCGAGGGTACTGAGCCGGAGTACTCACCGTATATTCCGGGTCTAGCATCCACTCCAGAGTTTGAAATGCCGACGATGAAGTCACCGCTCTATATGAGGTTGACTGAGACCCGTCCGGAAAGTCAGATAACGTTTACTAGTGATATTGACGGGTGGGTGCGAATCTATCAGGAGGTAGACACGGCTAAGGACGCCCGCGTAACTGTTCGCTGGAAGTATCTAGTTGATCCAGACTTACCGTGGACGCAGCGGGTGTTACGGCATATGCGGGCGTATGTCGACAAGATCCAGGGATTGGTTTCGCCGTGACTGACGCGTATATCGTGATGAATCAAGTATCGGGACAAGGTCCCGACAGTCAGTGGTTCGATTTCAAGGCCGGGTTTTATGCGCCAGTCACGCGCGTCGAGTGGGAACTGGGTACGATGCATATCGTACTGCCTCAGACTACGGCAGATATCTTGATTCGGAGCGGGTACGCCCGTTTGATGACTTCGCAGGAGCGGGAAGAATACGCCCTCTCTACGAAGAGTGAGACTACAAGCAAAGGAGATGCACCATGATGTCTGGTGGATTGAGTATCCTCTGCCGGCCGGGCTGCGGCCCCAACGCCGCAGTGGCTATGGCGGTTCCTCCGTGCTTCACTTGTCCGTAGCACGGTAGGCTTCCCCTGAGGGCTTTCCTCCCGAATCCTCCTCTGGCCCTCAGGGGTCCTCAAAACGCGGAGATTGGTTTACCATGTTGGCCATCACCATTGACGACGCTCAGCAGTCGCAGGATACGTCCTGTATTAAGTGTTGCTGTGAACCGCTCAATCTGAAGCCGGGTACTATCACCAAGGTGCTGGTCAACTATGCGCCGTGGGGTGTACCGATTGGTCAACTTCATTGTGTACCTCAATTTCAGATCGAGCCAATGGAAACTTGTCCCGCCCCGGTTGCCGGCAATATGCCGCCGCAGATCATCGCGCAGGACGGTATGGCGCGCTTTGATACCGGTACTAACGTCACCCTCACGGCTGACATGAAAACCAAGGTAGCCGATCCGGAGGGCCTAGCTCTCAAATTCAAGGTATTGCCCTTGTATGGGCCGAAGTACGGCAAGTTGAGTTTGCTAGAGGACGGGTTTTTCACCTACGCGCCGAACGCCCAGTTCAAGGGTGAGGAGCGCTTTTACTGTTCCGCGTCGGACGGGGTGAACAAATTCACTTTCGAGGTGATGATCGCGGTAGGTATTGATGCCGGGTTGATGGTGCCTACGCCGCACATCGTTATCGGTACACCTACGATCAATAAGCAATACTTTACGGTCAGTTTTCCGGTGGGGTTAATGCCCAATGCTGACCCGTGCGAGGTATGGCGGTTGACGGTATTACAGGCAGCTATCGATTGCTCGTGTACGTGTTATGTTCGCACCGACTGTTTCGACGTTAAAGTGGCGACGTGCTGATATGGAAGCGATCTTGATGACGGTTCCGCCGGGTATTGCGCCGCGTACCAAAGCGGGCGACTGGGGCATTATTATGCTTCATGTTTCCGGGAAAAACGAGAAGGCCCAGTGGTTCAGTTATCGACCTAGCCTCTATGGCCCAGCGCTGCGCATAGAGTGGCCGTTAGGAACGATGATGGCTACGGTACCGCCGCAGGCGGCCGAGGTGCTCGTTAATGACGGCTATGCGCGCGTCATGACATTGGATGAGGCGCGGTCCTACAATAAGAGCGTGGAGCGTCTTACCGACAATACCTCGGTTAAGCTGAATATCACATGATCACCCCCGACTTCAGACAGCAGCCACCTGTCCTGGATCAGCGTCCTCCGAATGGGAAGTTTGAGCCGTTCGACTGGGCGGGGCGTTTGTCAATCCAGATGGTGCGTGAGCATACCAAGACAGACGATACTCCAGGTGTTTCCGACGAGATGCTAAAGCTGTATCGCCAGGCTTCGATAGAAGCCGCTGAACTCTATACCGGGATGCTTTTGAGCGGTAAGAAGACCGTAACCGAAACAATCCAGATACCGGAAAACTGGTCGCGGCCGTACCTGCGTCACCAGTTGCGCTATCCGGTCGCAGAGGACGGTTTCGCCTACATGTACGGCCGGTCGATAAGCCTTAAGCTTCCGGTGGTTTCGGGGCAACACTCGGTTCGCATTCCGCGCATGTCTCATATTCCTGACCTTACCAATTGCTGCGATCCCTGCTCAACGAGCGATATGATGCTAATGTACTGGGCGGGGTACTCGTGCGCAGATTCAGTTCCGGCTGGTATCGTTCTAGGGTGCCTCCAGTACATTGCCTGGGTGGTCGAACATCCTGGCGATGAGCTGTTAGCGATGCGTAACAAGCTGGACGCGAGTAACGCAGGTGGCGGCGTTCACGGTATGAGCAACGTCGCATTGATTTCTGGGGCACTTGAGACCTGGCGACAGTATGACACGGAAGCGATCTAAAATGCCCCGGCCGGAGCTTCATCGTCTAGACGCGCCGTTCGGTCCTGAACACGTATGGGCGCTGAACCGCTTTCAGTGTTCGGGGATCAATCCGCCCTTTACGTGTTCTAAGGGGCATGTTCTGGTTGCTCGTACAAGTGGGTGGTTTTGCCCACGTTGCGGTTATGAGCAGGACTGGGCATGGAAAGAGATGCTGGTGGACCCGTGTGGTAACGTCGCGGGACACGCCTGAGTTGCTGCGCCAGCCCTGCCTACGGTGGGGACGTGACCTGGAGGGCAGCAGGAGAGCCTGGCTCATGATCCGTCGTCACGCGGGTAGGTCTGGCTCTCCACCCTTTGGTGAAGTATGACTCAACGTCAGAGTATAAAAATATCTGATTTGAGTAGCCGCGTCGCCGTCTGTTCTATGAAGGACGTGGTAGAGAAAGACGGACAGATGGAGTTGCGGCGCAAGGAGATTGCGACGCTGTGGGCCTGTGTCCGTCCAAATACTACAACGATGTCGTTTATATCTTCACAGGGTTATGCGATACGTGAGGCGTTCGATAATCGAACGCATAACATTTATATCAGGCGCAAGACCTACCTAGATATTTCATCGGCAGCCTGGGTGTATGAGCAGCGTCGGATTACCGCCCCGCTTTGGTACAAGGTGCTGGGATACTACGAAGAGGATTGTTGGCTCATAATGATAGTTCATCTTCAGGAGCATTCTGATCGGGCTCAGCCGCCTACGGGCGATCTGCGGCCGCAGCCATCGAAAGTTGTGCTGTGATTGAAATTATATTCGAGCCTTGGCATTCATTTCGTGCGCGTAAAAATCAGAGCGCGATCACGAGCTGGTTGCAGCGGGTAGCGGCGGCGAGCGAAGGGGCGTTTCGGAAAGGCGCAAGCCGACAATGGCCTGGTGGAAGCGCAAGAGGGTCTGCGCCGGGTCAGTGGCCGATGCGACGTACCGGCGGGCTATTGGGGTCTATTCGTACTGAGGTATCGGCTAGTGAAATGACGATTGGAACCAACCAACCCTACTCCATCTTTCTTCGTCAGGGCACTAGCCGGATGGGTGGCCGTCGAAAGATGAGTGACGATGCCTTGAAGGAGGGTATGCAGGGGGCACGGCTGGGCAAGTGGGTCGAGTGGTCGAGGGACTGACTTGCCTAGATTTGTAATCGTCATCATGGTGATCGCTATCGTCTGCGCTGTTCTCGTGGTCGTGTTGAACTGATGGACGCATTCACTCCCAAAACTACAACGCGGTTTTTGCCGGCGCTAGCTGAGCAGATCGCGTTGTGGTTTCCAGAGGTAGAGGGACGGTCTTTGGCGGTCTCAGAAGTTTCGATTACCAAGGAGAATGTACCTACTTTACCGCTGGTTATGGTCGCTTTTATAAATTCAGTGTCTGAGCCGCCTATGCGCGGTTCTGCAAATATGTTTGATATTATCGATACTTTCATCGTTGAGTTCTGGCTAGAGCCAGCGCGCTATAAGAAGGCAAATGGAGCCGAAACTCCATTCTGGAGTTTCTATCCTTACGAAGAGATCAGGGACACGCTGCTGACTAATATTACTTACTGGCAGACCCCTAACGGCGAGCGCATCAGTTTTCGCCGTCTTCAGATTGGGGCAGACCCGCTAGCTGTTACTTTGACGTTTACTTTCTTGGCGGTATTTCGGTGGTGTCCCGATAAAGTCGAGACTGGAGACCCGTTCACCATCAAGACGCGGTTGTGCGCGGACACAAGTCGTTGTATTCCGGAGGAGCCAGATCCATGCCGGTGACAACTAGGTTCAAGACCCCGAAGCAGAGGAGTTCCGATATGCCTATGATCTACGTGCGCACAAAAGAGAATCGGCGGGCTTACTTCGAAGGCCGGGTGATTCCGCAGGATAAGTTCATCCCTGTAGTCGATACACCGTATATTCGGCGTTTGATTGATCACTGGGGCGATCTTGAGGTAGAGGGCGGCGAGCAGCAGCCTGCGACACCGGT